AGCGATCAAAGCATTCCAGAAAGCGAATGGTCTGGATGCTGACGGATGGTGCGGAGCTGAAACTTGGTATGCATTGTTCAACTAAGAAAAATTTGTAACAAGTAAACCGAATCTATAACGCATAAAGTAAAAATCCTTTTGGTCGAGGAAATAATATATCACACACGCCCTGGGTATCTCTGGATGCCTGGGGCATTTTTTATTGTCTTAAAATCTAGTAAAATTCTGAAAAAGGCTATACAGCAAACAGGCTTTTTGTCAATGTGGTTTTTCTACAAATCAGCAAAGCTTCAGTTGTGCAAAATTTTGATTTCGCACGAAAATAAATTTTAGGATCTGATTATTGTTCGTGAAGAAAAAGGCGATATGAGGCATTTTAGGCACCTCTAGGCGAGGGAGTTCATTCCGGGAAAAGGTCAAAAATCGGATCAGAAGCCAGACATGGTTGAAATGAACAAAAACAGGTTCAGAAAACGTACATTATCTACAACGCACTGTGGAAAGTGCGGAAAAGTACCATGGTGCGTTACATAACGATCACTGTAGCATATACCGTGACTATCACAGTGACACTT